AAGTTATTAGCAGGAGTAGCTATATCCCAAATTACTTGACCTTTTCTCACAAACCAATATCTCTGAATCTGTCCTAAATTTTCTGGACATGTAGATGATGGAATATCAGATAGTGCAGTAGGTAATGGGCAGCAATCTAATAAAAAATTTACTATGTTCATTTTTGTTTAATTTAATTATTTAAAAAACGTAAGTTGTTACCAATCCTAAGCCAATATTAGCCCCTACGCTATCTCTTGGCTGCATGGTAATATCATATGTCTTACCTGATGGATCTCCTGTAAAGTCTACCCACAAATAAGAATATAATGCTTTAGTATCACATTTGTAAAACTTGCATATAACAGGAGATACTATTGGCAATGGATCTGTAGGCACTACAGGAGACAATGATAGCTCAATATCATATACGTCACATGTGACATCAAAATCTAATTGTATCTGAGCCTCATATTCAAATGTAGCACTACCAACTCTCTGATAGAATACAGGCACAGTATTCGATATATCTGGAGCAGTAGCACCGCAGCAAGTTGCCTGAGCAGGAGGATCAAGATACTCTCTAATAACGTTCAACGCTGTTCTCTCTGCAAGCGTCAAACTACTATAATCTAAATCTAAAGAAAATAATTCATTCAAAAATTGGTCAAAGCCTGCAGTATCAAATGGCTGAATTTGCCCGGAATCTAATGCAGTTTTGACATTTGGTATAGTGAAAGGAGATACAGTTGCTACCTGCCTTAAACTCTCTAATAACAAAGCTGAATAACTTTGTAATCCTGATTGAAATTGTGACGATGTTAATACAAATGCCATAGTTTATATTTTAATGTCCGTAAGATACGACATTTTGCCTAATTTTTCTAATTCCCTGCTCTCCATATCTAAAAGCATCCCATATATGATTAAATGTATCTATAGGCTTGTTTTTAGCTTTGCCATCTTTTCGGTCAATAGTCCATACGTATTTTTGCTGCTCTTGTTTCCAAAGTTCATGATTAACAAGCTGCAGAGTACCATAACTTTTTAATCTATCTATCCCTGTTCTTATAGAATCAGCTCCCTTTTTACATGGCTTAACTCTATATCCTAAGTTCCTCAATTCTTTTATACTTTTCGGTTCTGCACTATCTGCCATTATTAAGTTCCCTGTTCTTAATCCTGATTTAATTCCTAACTCTTTAAACTTTTGAGCTATGTCTGGATTAGTTAATCCTGTCTCATAGCATAGCAGCTCTCCATATAACTGTCCCTGAGATAGTACACATTTTACTATAGTAGTTGGATCATTGGTATATCCAAAATCGACACCATAGCACATTCTTTTTATGTTAGTAGTAGGTAGTTCAGATATCCATTCAACATTAGGGAATACTACTCCCTCTACTTTTCCTGTTAATCCTAATCCGTACACTCTCCATTTATTACTATCTATCTCTCTGAGCTTTTCTATTTTAGCTTTTATAGATGGTTTTAAAAATGGATTATGTGTATAGTTAGATATAAATAGCTCTACTTTTTTATCTCCTATGAGCTTATCATGTACCCAGAATGGAGCAGATGGATTGTAATCTATGTACACTTGTTTAGATGTTCTTATCTGCAATTGGTCATAGATGCTATAAGGAATACCATTAGCCTCATTTACAAATAGATAATTTCTTTTCCCACTTTTAGCATCCTGCTCATTTTCAAAACTCTTAAATTCCATAATGCTGCCATTATGAAAGTAATATATTTTATCAGTTTTATTAACCTGCTTTATCATTGATCTAAAAAATTCTGAGGATGCCAAAATGCTATCAAAATCTCTGATAGCTCCTGATTTTAAGTTTGGTATATCCTGGCCTACTACTGTAATTATCTGATTAGGAGTTTCTGCTGCCTTGCAAGCTAATACCTGCAGGAGAGAGTAAGTTTTTCCAGAGCTTGTACCACCTTGATTAATTACAATCTGCTTATCAGTTTTATAATTCCATTCAAATATTGGCGATATAGGGAAAGGATTATTCATCCAATAACTCAGTTTCTGATTTAATAGGATGTATATTTGTCGGAGTAAATGATACCTGAATCAGATTAGTATGCAAATCTGCATCCATCTCTATTTTTTGTTGTTTAGGCATTACAAACTCTAATGCTCTAAGATACCCATTTATTTTATCCTTATCTGATAAATCAGGAGAATCTAATAATTCAAAAAAATACTCTAATCTCTCTATCAATCCCTTTTTTAACTCAGCTTTAAACTGAGATATATCCTTATTTTTACTGCCCTGTGGTCTACCTCCCGGATTGCCACTTTGTCCCTTTTTAAATGGCATTACAAAATTGTTTTTAATTGTTAATTTACAATATTTAATTTTTCTTTAAGATCTAAAAAATCTCTATGCAGATTAATCTTTTCCAATGTCAGAAAAAACTCCCCTACTTTATATTTTAACGGATAAAAATAGTTAAATGTTTTACTTTCTAAATCTAACCATGAATCTATAGATTGAATATAATCCTCCAGAGTATTGATTTCCTCTATCAGTAAATATTCTATCAGCTCCTCAGTAAAATAAGCTATATCATCAAAATATATTTGATGTTCCTGCTTAGTATTTTTATACCATTTATAGCCTAATGCTTTCCTAAGTTTATAGGATAGCTGATAGGCTTTCATTATAAATCTTTCTTTAGGATTAAGCATTAGTATTTTTTACTTTTTTTAACTTTTTTAGCTTTACCTCTTGCTGCTTGTTTTCTTAGCACTTTGATAGTCTTTTTATGTTTGGCCATATCTATTTATTTTTAGATTTAGTACCCTCACAATTCCACAGCATACGAGCAAAGTCATTAGGAGTAGCACCTTTCTGAGTAGATTTAATACCTGCTGATCGTGCACAATAGGAATCTCCTCTATCTGTTCCTGGCCCTACTTTATAACCCTTAGCTCCAAATTGCACAATGCCACTACCTCCATCTATAGGAGTAGCTTTATACTTTTTGCCTTTAGCAGTACCTGCTGAGATCTTGTATTTTTTGCCTTTCATGGTAACTACTGCACCTATGTAAATTCTACTCTTTTTCTTTGCCATATCTTTAATTTAAAAAAAGGATGATATACAGAATATACCACCCTTAATAGCCACACATATACTAACATTCTTGGATAACTAATGCATCCATAGGATTTATAGTTATTAATATTCTATTATATCTTTCCATACACCATACTCCTTTGAAACCCATATCACTTATCTGATCCAAAACATCTATTAAACAAAATATCTCTTTAGAATCATGAATATTAGATATGTTTTTTACAAATTCCTCATACTCTACAGCATCTTTTTTAAAGTCCGGATAGAGTCCATTTTTATAAGGCTTATATGTATGTTTATTCTGTTCATGTACTAACGGATCATGTATAGGTTCATCTATGATAACTCTATAGGTCTTTGACTCTGGAGTATTCTGTATGATCAGATCCTCCTTTGCAGTAATCTCCTCCTGAAATAGAGTAACTAATGCAGGAATCTCTATAACCATCCCAATAGCTATATCTAATTTGCTGTTTAGGTATAATAGCATCTCTATGCTTAATAGGTTTAGTATTTTTGCTATCTATATCCCTCATAGATCGTGCTAATTTAAGCAAATTGAGCCAAATAGTCAGTTATCATCTGAATATATTTATCCTTTCTCTCCTGAGTAAATACCTCATCTACAGGAATAGCAGGTAGATAGGTAGCTATAGATGTTATTGCACCTGTCTGAGCAAAGGCCAATATATCTCTAAACTTTTGCAGTACTGCCTCTGATTGAGCTGATGTTATATCCATTATCCTATTATCCTCAACAAATACATATACAAGCTCTTGACCAAACTGCATGTCCATACTCAATCTTTCTTGCAGAGTAGGAGGAGTATAAGGAGCATAATATTCAGCAGTATATCCCTCTCCTAATGAATCAGCAAAAGTCTGAGCAGCCTCAAGGCTTTCATATAGATTGACTACTGACCAAAGTTCTTTTGATATTTTATAATAGTCCATAATTTAAAATACTAAAGTTGCTAAAATTGGATAAT